GACGAATCAAACACGCTTGTAGATGGTTTCTTAGCACACGAAGTTGAAAACATTGTTCCTGAATCAATTTCTGGTGTAAAAGATGCTACTGAAACAAAAACAAATGTAGTTGTAAATTCTTATGGCAATTACATAGCCGAAAATATTACTGAAGAAGAATGGTTAGCAGGTAAAGAATCTGGAATATATTCTGCAGACACCACATGGACAGCTTCTCATACACAAAATCTTTACCAAGGCATAGACCAAGCAAAACTTGTACCACTACTTGTAAAAACTATACAAGAATTAGAAGCTCGTATAACAGCTTTAGAAAGCTAATAAGCCAAGAGGAAAATAAAAATGGCAATATCATATGAATGGAATGTAAACACAGTAGACGTATATCCTACTGACGGAGACTACACTGACGTTATTTATAACGTGCATTGGCAATTAAACGCTACCGATACTGAGGTAGATGCAAAAGGCGTACCTTACACAGCATACGTTTATGGTACTCAAAACCTAGACACCTCAGACTTATCAGGTTTTATAGACTTTGATAGCGTAACTTCAGCAGAGGTGCAAGGCTGGGTCGAAAGTGCAATGGGTGAAGAAAAAGTGCAATCTTTAAAAGATGGTCTTGATGCAAACATTGCAGGGCAAATCAATCCAACAAGTGAAACCAAAACTTTAGTAGCGTAATATGGAATATATTGTAGACATTATTAACACAACAACATTTATAGTTTGCCTAGCAAGTATTGTTGCTAACTTTACACCATCAACAAAAGACGATTTGTTTATTTCTAAAGTTGGTAATTTAATACACTTACTGGCTTTAAACTTTAATATTAAAAGATAAGTGAATGGCATTATTCCCAATTACTCCACCCGCAGGCATAGTCAAGAACGGAACTGATTATGGCAACAAAGGTCGTTGGGTTGACGGGAATTTAGTTCGCTTTGAAAATGGCTACCTAAAACCTATAGGTGGCTGGACAAAACTTAGAGCTACAGCACTAGATGGCGCACCCATTGGGATGTACGCCTACAACGATAATCTGGGCCAACCAGTATTAGCAGTTGGTACAAGAGAAAAGGTGTATGTTTTATACGACAACACCTGGACTGATATCACACCAGTCGGCTTTGTTAATGATGCAAGTAACGATCCTCTTGGTTTTGGTGCATACCACTATGATGTTGAAGACTATGGCGATGCTCGTTCACAATCAGGTTTACCACTAGATACAGGTCATTTTTCTTTTGACAACTGGGGTGAACATTTAAACTTCTGTTTTTCTGGTGATGGTAAGATTTACCAATGGCGACCAGATTCAGCAGGTGGATCACCCGATACCATAGCCACAGTCGTATCTAACGCACCCACAGGATGTCAAGCTATTATTGTAACCAACGAAAGACATTTGGTTGCCATAGGTTCAGGCGGAGATCCAAGAAGGATTCAATGGTCAAACAGAGAAGATAATACCAACTGGACATCTAAAGCTACTAACACCGCAGGTGATTTACAAATCCCTACAGGTGGTAGAGCTGTCATGGCAGCATCATTTGGTAATGACATTGTTATCTTTAGTGATACAGGTATTAGCAGAATGTTCTATGCAGGATCACCCTTTGTTTATGGTATTTCTGATGCTGGAACTAACTGTAAAGCAGTCAGCAGAAGATCTATTGTTTCTACTGGTAACTTCCTAGCATGGATGGGTGAAAACTCTTTCTTTGTTTACGATGGTACTGTTAGAGAAATACCATGCGAAGTGCATGATTATGTTTACGATCTACTCAATGTACCAGGTAGAAAGGCTTGTTGGGGTGGACACAACTCTAACTTCAATGAAATATGGTGGGGATTCCCAAGCGGTGAATCACAATACGCACCAAACAAATATGTGATTTGGAACTATGGTGAAAATGTTTGGTCTATTGGTGAACTAGACAGAGGTTGTTGGGTTGACCAAGGTGTCTTTGATTATCCAACTTCAGCAGATAACGCTGGGTTTGTGTATCAGCACGAATCAACTGTATTAGGTAACTCACCTAACTTAGGCTCTGCTGTTCCATATGCGACCTCTGGGCCTATCGAAATAGGTAATGGTGACAATTATGTCCAATGCAACCAAATCATTCCAGACGAAGAAGCCAATACACTTCCAGGTGTCACCCTTAGTTTCAAAGGTAAATTTACTCCACTCGGTGCAGAAACCGACTTTGGCAGTTTTACTTTTGAAAGTGATGGTTATACCGATGCTAGGTTTACTGCACGACAAGTACAAATGACAGTTACAGGCAGTACCACACAAGACTTTCAAGTAGGAAAAATTAGATTAGATGTACGCAATAGAGGTAAAAGATAATGGATTTATCCTCACAAAGACAGTACATACAAAGGGCGGAAACAGCCAAAGTCATACTCACAACCACAGATGATACAACTTTGTATACATCACCTAGCGGTGGTGATTTTGATTTTTCTATTGTGGAGTCTATCTTGGTTTGTGACCATGATAACCAGCAAACCAATATTACAGTTACAGTTGTCAATGGTGGTACAACTTATACTTTTTTTAAAGAATATGTAATTACAGCTTACGATACAGAAGAGCTATTAACTAGAAGTTTTATCTTAAAACAAGGTGATACCATTAAAGTTCAAGCTGATCGTGCTGGTAATTTAACTGTTTATGCAAGTATCGTTGAATATGGAAAAGGCGACTAATAAAGTCACGCCAATTAAAAAAGAACCCGAAGAGTGGGAAGTACAGTGGGAACGCTGTAAGCCATATATAGCAAAAGCTATCAAACATCAAGATTCCTATACAATAGACGATATAGAGGATAAAATAAGACATGGAATATTCCATTTATGGCCAGCTAAGAAGTCGGCTATGATAACTGAATTTGTAGTATTCCCTCAAAATACAGCAATGAACTTGCTGTTTTGTGGTGGTGATTACAAGGAGTTAGAGGATATGTTGCCATCCTTAGAGGCATTTGCAAAAGCCGCTGGTTGTAAAAGATTATATGGCGGTGGCAGAAAAGGATGGTTAAGAAAACTAAAACATTTAGGTTTTAAATCAGAAAATTTAATTAGTAAAGAATTATGAGTAAAGGCGCATCAACATCAAAACAAGAATTGCCAGAATGGCAAAGACAACAGGCGCAAGAGGTTTTTCAAGCTGGTAAATCATTAGCTGGAACACCATTTGTGCCATACACAGGCCCTAGAGTTGCTGGATTTAATCCAGATCAACTTAGACAATTTCAAGCCACTCGCAGTTTATTTGAAAGTGGTATGCAGTATGATCCTTTATCTGGATTGCAAGAGTTAGCACAAGCCCCAACCCCAACAATTCAACCAGTAACAGGATTTCAGGGATCGCAAATACAAAATATTCAAGGCCCAATTGCTGCACAAATTGGGGATGTTCAAGGCCCACAAGCAGCAACTATTCGTGAAACGCCTACATTTGGCGGAGCTACAATTCAACAAATACAAGGCCCTCAAGCTGCACAGATTGGCGGTGTTTCAGCTCCACAGTTTAGAGGTTTGTTAGATGTTGATATGGGTGCATATCAATCACCTTACACACAACAAGTCATTGAGCAATCTATGGCTGATATTCAAAGACAAGCTGATATTTCTAGGGGTCAGGCACAATCTCGAGCAATCGGTGCGGGTGCATTTGGTGGTTCAAGATCTGCTTTGTTGGAAGGCGAATCACAAAGACCATTTATAGAACAAATGGCAAGAACATCTGCTGGTTTAAGACAAGCAGGATTTGAACAAGCACAACAAGCGGCTCAAACTGATTTAGCCAGACAACAACAACTTGGTATATTTGGTGCAGGTCAAGAGCAGCAAAGAGCTTTGCAACAAGCACAGTTTGGACAACAGGCTGGGTTAGCAGGTTTTCAGGCACAACAACAAAGAGCGTTAGAACAAGCTAGATTAGGTCAACAGGCTGGTTTAGCGGGTCAAGATATTGCAGCACAAAGAAATTTACAACAAGCTCAACTCCAACAACAAGCTGGCTTAATGGGGTCTGAACAATCTCAACAAAGAGCTTTAGAACAAGCAAGGTTGGGTCAACAAGCAGGATTAGCTGGATATCAAGGAAGATTATCAACAGCACAAAGACAAGCAGAATTGGCTCAACAAGCAGGGCTTGCTGGTCAAGACATACAAGCAAGAATGGCTATGATGCAACCAGAGTTGGAGCTACGCGCAAGGCAACAAAGAGCAGGATTGCTTGGTGGCATTAGTGGAGAGCAACAAGCAAGACTTGGACAGCTTGGTCAAATTGGAAGACAACAACAGCAATTACAACAACTTGGTCTACAAGTGCCTTACGAAGAGTTCCAAAGAGCTTTGGCTTATGGTCCTCAACAATTTGGTTTATTGTCTGCTGGACAATTTGGAACACCATTAATACAAACAACAGACAGAAAAAGAACAGGTGTGGGAGATGTCTTAGGCGCAGTTGCTAACATTGGCGGCTCTCTTGCTAGTGGTGGATTTTTTAATCCTGGTTAAACCATAATTATTAAAAGAATATGAATTATTATCAAATACCAAACGATCCAAGAAACACTCTTTTGAATCTTTTAAAAAATCAAAATATAAAAGATAAAGATAAAAATAAAAAAGAAATGCCAAGCTGGGCTAATAAACCTGATAGCGAGCTTTCTGCGTTTGAGCGTGAAGAAAAAAGAATTTTTGAAAATCGTCAAAAACAAAAAATAAACTCTATTAATAATAAGCCCTCTATTGAAAAGCCTGTAATTCCTGTAATGCCTCTCAATAACGAAAGTAAAAATAATGGATTGCTGTCAGAAGAAGATGAAAAAAAAGTTGAAGAAAGGCTAAATAAAGATGTAAATGCAAAAAACAAATACACAAAAGCTGGAAACTTTTTTGCAAGAGTTGGAGGGTTTAATTTCCCAGCTCCAACACAAGAACAAATCGAACAAGCTAGTCCAGAACAATTAGATTACTTCAATAAGCAAAGATTAGCAGCGAGAAATAAGGGCATCGGGGAAATGTTACTTTTATTGGGCGATGCCTTTGGTGGAAAAGATATTGCTGGCAGGGCAATGGAAAGAAGACTAGCAAAACAGCCAAAAGAAAAAAGCGTTTCTGAAATAAGATCATCAATTTTAAGTAAACTAATGATACCAGGCGGAAAAATAAGCAGAACTGAATTTAATACTTTGGTTGGTATAGATCCAAATTATCGTGATTTAGCAATTACAAATCCAGAGCTTTTTGATTTTACTGATGATGAAAGTGGCGTTCCTCAGGGTTTTAGCGGAACTCCAGATCAATGGAATTTATTAAAAGAAAGCAATCCAGATAAACCAGACGAAGACTTAATTAAATATTTTAACGAAAATTATGGTGTCTAATTGTGTCAAATGGAATTGTTGATCCCTTTAAAAACCAAACAAATATAGTTGATCCTTTTAAAAAAGAAGAGATTATAAAAGATCCATTTAAAGAGCAAGTGGGCTTTGGTGAAAATCTAAAAAGAACTTTAGTGGGTGCTGCTAGAGATACAGCACAAGCAACCACAGAATTAATAGAAGATGTAACTGGTGCAGACATACCAGATCTTCCAGTCATTCCAGAGCCAACATATGCTGGCGGTCAAGCCATAAGAGATATAGCTGGATTTGCTATTCCATATGCTGGTTTAGCCAAAACAGCATCCGTAGCATCTAAATTAAACAAACTATCAAAAGCTGAAAAAGTATTAGACCCAACATCTAAAGCTGGACAAATTGGTAAAGCAGCTGTTATTGGAACAGCGGCAGAACAGCTAGCTTTTAGTCCAGATGAAGAAAGGCTATCAAATGTTATTCAGGGATATGCTCCAAATCAATTTACTGAATATTTAATGGCAGATGAGGATGATACTGCTGCTGAAGGTAGATTCAAAATGGCATTAGAAGGAGCTGGGTTAGGTATAGGATTTGATTTTGCCATTGCTGGATTGCGCTCTATTAAAAATAAATTTAAAAAAGCAGAAGAGATTGAACAAGTTACTGAACAGCCACTGGCAATTCAACCCAAAGAAGGAGAAATAATACCAGAGGGGATTGCGCCAAAACCAGAAGAAGGTTTTGCTGCAAATATTCGTTTAGCAAAAAAAGACTTTGATGAAGAAACAGAAAATTTAGTTAAAGATATTGCAGAAGAAAATGAACAATTTTGGACACAAAGAAGGGGTCGAGTAAGGTTTGGAAAAGAGGGCGAAGTTTTACATCAAGCAGCTATAGATAAAGGGTGGACAGTTGATGATGTTTTAAATTTACAACAAGGCCAAGCAGTAAATGCGGAAGATATTACCGCTGTTAGACAAATAGTTAGAGACTCTCAACAAGAGCTTGGAGATTTAAACAAAACATATAACTCAAAGCTAAACAACGGAACTCTTACAGATATAGATAAAGTAGAATATTTAAAATTTTTAGATACAGTTACCGCTTTGTCTGGTAAAGAAACTGGGGTTGTTGCCGAGGCTGGAAGAACATTAAGAGCTTTGAGAGAAATGTCTCAAAGTCCAGATGAAAATATTAGAAGCAAAGCTATTAAAGAATACTTAAACAAAGTTAAAGGAACATACGAAGATCCAAATGTTATAGCAAAAAACCTAGAATCATTTGAAGATGTTGATTCAGCAATTAACTTTTTAAGTGGTTTAAAGAAAGTTAAAACTTTAGACAAAGTTCAAGAAGTTTGGATTAACTCTTTGTTATCTAGTCCATCTACACAGCTAGTAAACTTCCTAAGTGGCGTTTTAACAGCGGCATTAAGACCAGCAGAATTTTATACATCTGCTTTAGTTGGCGCAGTAAGAAGAGATCCAGAAAGATTAACATTTTCAGAAGCTAACTCTAGGCTTATTGGAACTATTGCTGGAACAATAGAAGGCTTAAAAGTTGGATCAAAAGCATTTGTCAAACCCGAGTCTGTTGTTGATAGCATGACCAAATTAGAACTTAATAAACAAAAATCAATACCTGGTTTGTTTGGTGAGGTTGTCAGAGCGCCAGGAAGATTGTTGGTAGCTACCGATACTGGATTTAAAACAGCGGCTTACAGGCAAGAAATTTATGGTCTTGCTATGAGAAAGGCAAAACAAGAGGGATTAAAAGGTAGCCAAGCATGGCAAAGAGTTTCCCAGCTTGTTAAGGAACATTCAGATAATCCACTTCAATCACCAATAGGCAAAGATGTAAATTTAAAAGCAATGGATGTTGGCAGATATCAAACATTTACAAGAGAGCTTGGCGAAACTGGAAAAAACGTACAGTCATTTATTAATAGAAATCCATATTGGAGATTTTTATTACCATTTGTTAGAACGCCAGTAAATATTGTTAAATATGCTGGGGAAAGAACTCCGCTAGGTTTTATGTCTAAAGAATTTAAAGAAAAACTTGCCAAAGGCGGAGCAGAAAGAGATGAAGTTTTGGGTAGGTTATTATTTGGATCTTCTGTTATGACAACAGTTGGTATCTTAGCAGGTGGTGGACAAATAACTGGTGCAGGACCAACAGATGCAAATGAAAGAAGAGCTTTAATGGCAACTGGTTGGAGGCCATATTCTTTAAAAATAGGCAATGCTTATTATTCTTATAATAGGTTTGAGCCAGTTGGAATTTTGTTTGGAATAGCTGCTGATATGCAAGAAATAGGTGATTATGTATTTAACGAAAGCGAGAAAAATAAAGAAAATGAATTAGAGTTAGATAAACTTGCATCTATGTTAATGGGTTCTGTAACTAACAACCTTACTAATAAAACATTCTTATCTGGTATATCTTCTGCTATACAGGTTATCACTGATCCATCAAGATATGGAGAAAGATTTGTGCAAAGATTTACAGGTTCTTTTGTGCCAACTATATTTGCTCACGCATCGCAGCTTGACGACCCAGTATTAAGAGATGCCAGAAGTATTACAGATAATTTTATAAACAGACTACCTTTTCTTGGTTACAGAAAAGAGTTGCCAGCAAGAAGAGATATATTTGGCGATGTTAGAACAAGAGATCAAGGGCTTGGCATAAGCTCATTCTCCCCAATAAGATTGTCAAAAATGAAAGAAGATCCTGTGTATAACGAGTTCTATAAGGTTGGTTTATACCCATCTATGCCAACAAGAAAAATTAGAAATGTTGAATTAGAGCCAAAAGAATATGAGCAACTATTAGCAATACAGAAAAAACTTAAAACCAAAGAACGAATTAATAAAATTATTAAAAGCTCTGGCTACAAAAATTTACCAGAATACAGAAAGAAGGAAATTCTTGATAAAACATTAAAGAAACAACAAAAAACCGCAAGAGAAATTTTGTTTAATACAAACAAAAGAATACAGAAAGAATACATACAACTAGAAAAAGATAAATTTCAATAACCCATGCCCCTTGCAACAGAACGAGTTGGTCGTTTTGGTGAATATCTCACAGCAGCAATCCTCTCTCAAGTTTCTGACACAGTAACCATCGTTCCACACAACGCATCCGCAGACATCATCTTTGAACACAACCTAAAGCTGTATAAGTGCCAGGTTAAAACCCAATCTAAAATAGAAGAACATAGAGGCAACTGGCGGTTTGATATGCGCAAAGGTCAAAGAGTTGCACACAGAAAATACAAAGATAATGAAATAGATTTATTTGCTTTTGTTTCTATAACTCACAGAAATGTGGTGTTTTCTAAACCTTTAGACCAAGCTCAACTAACCATCAACGATGAACATATGAAGAACAATGATGCTATCAAAAACATCAAAGACATATTAAAAAATCTTAATTAAAGATTCTCAATATCAAATACAACTTCTTGATCCTTGTAATGCTTAACGGAGTTAATTCCTACTTGTAGGAAATACTCCGCTAATGCTTGAGGATCTTTTTTTTCCAACCCAGCTATATCTATCAAAGAACGCGCAATGTATCTGTTTATATAAACAGGCGTATTGTTGTTCCTTTCATTTAGAACTGGGTCTTCAAAATCAAACAAGTTCATTGCTTTACTCCTAGACCTTTACCTCTTTGGTATATGGGCCTATTTTATTACCCTCTCCGTCTACACCATGTACGAGTTGTAGTTCAAGGTCAATGTAGTGCTTGGCTTTAAGTAAGTCTTCAACCTTATTAACCTTATCTCTGGTAATAAGTTTCAACACATTACCCATCGACCATGACAAACCATTTGCGTAAATATACTCAATGGGTTGTATGCCATTGCCTTTATAATGTTGTCCACCTACCTGGTTATTGATCGCAAGCATATCAATTGCTTGATCCCATTCCTCTGGTGTTGCATCATCTATACTCATATTCTTCTCCTTTTTTATAAATATATTTGCATATCATATAACTTTAGTGTAAATTTAACAACATTCAAATACAAAAAGGGAGTATTAGGAAATGACAGACACCGATAGAGTCTTTATAGACACTAAGCAACTAGCTAAAAGGTGGGGCAAAAATCCACACGCGCTATCAAATTTAAGGCGCAAAGGCGGAGGCCCTAACTATTATAAGATTGGCGGTAAAATTCTTTATGATCTAGCAGAGATCAAGCAATTAGAAGAAAGCTCATACGTTTCCAATGGCTCACGCAATATTTAGCCCCTCATCTTCAGATCGCTGGTTTAAATGCCCAGCGAGCGCGTACCTTAACTATTCAGCAGAATATAAGGTGGGCATACCTGCGGCTACAGGAACACTCATCCATGAGATGTGCGAGATGCTATTAAAAGGCAGACTCAAGGACATGACATTGCGTGACTATTGGTTAGGTAAAGTTCAGGTGGTTGAGGACTTCGAGATAGAAGTTGATGAGGATATGATTGCGTGCGCGGAAACCTATGTAGAGTACATACATAAAAGAAAAGAAGAACTCAACGCCAAGATGTTGATAGAAGAAAAAGTCTACATGGATGAAATATCAACAAAGTGTTTTGGTACTGCTGACACAATTTTAATTGGTGAAGATCGCATCGCAGTTATAGATTTAAAGTCTGGTAAGTGGGGTGTAGATGTCGAAAGGAATAAGCAGTTAATGATTTATGGACTGGGTGCGCTCGCGCGGTATGGGGATGAGACTACCACCATGGAGCTGACCATTGTACAACCACGCGGTTGGCATAAAGATGGCGCTATAAGAACATACGAGATTTCAGCTACCAATCTGGTTGATTGGGGCTACAACGATTTGAAACAAGCTACTGATGCTTGTGACGAAGAAAACCCACAATATGCTGCGGGAGATCATTGCAGATTCTGTAATGCCAAGGCAGATTGTGATACTTATAAAACTACTCTAGGAGAGAAATATGGTTGAAGAAACTAAAGAACTAACCTTTACCTTTGATGAAGATGGTAAAGAATACAAAGTAGAAGACTTATCAGATGAAAATAAGATTCTATATAACAAAGTAACCCTTGTTAATAAACAAAGACAAGAGGTCATTGCTAACGCTAACTTCGAAGTTGAGAAGTTAGAGATACTTGCCCAACATTACAGCAACGCATTAAAAGATGCTGTAGAAGGCGAGGATTCTAAAGTTGAGGTGGTCGAATGAGTTTAGCCGCAATACAAAAGAAAGGTAAAGTAAAACCACCAAGGCTTATATGTTATGGCCCAGGCGGTATCGGTAAAACATCATTTGCCGCAAGCATGGATAAATGTGTAATCGTACAATCTGAAGATGGTATCGGAAAGATTGAGTGCGATCATTTTCCAGTAGCCAAAAGCTATGAAGAGTTTATGACTAACTTAAATTCTTTACTTACAGAAGACCACGAATTTCGTGTTGCTTGTATTGATTCACTAGACTGGTTAGAAACCTTGCTATGGGATCATGTCTGTAAAGAAAATGGTTGGGCGCAAATAGATACACCTGCATATGGTAAAGGCTATGTCGCGGCTCTTGATAAGTGGAAAGAGTATGTTGAGATTCTTAACAGACTAAGAGATGAAAAGTCTATGACTGTGATACAGATTGCACACAATCAAATTCGCAGATATGAAGACCCATCCAACGATCCACATGATCGACATGAAATCAAACTACAT